ACAACAAAACTATTTAGTTAAATTTGAGACATGGTAAGGAGGTTTTGAAAATTATAGCATTTTAGTGTGTGGTGTTTTATATAATGGGTACCCCTTAACAGGGGATTTTAGTTATCACTTTTACGTTATTTTTGATTTGATTTTTTTTGTTATTTTTAGAGTTAATTATTAATAATATAAGGAAACAAATTATGTCAACAAGATTGAGCACTGGTAGAGAATGGAATAATCGTATCAAGGTAGATGGTGGTGAAGAAGCTCCAATGTTAGATCCTAAGCATCCAATACAGGCAGCTGTGATGGGTAGAGTAGTAAGGGATATCAACAATGGTAACTTTGATAGCATTGGTAACTTGCAAGTAACAGCTAAAGCATTTAATGTTAAAGGCAATGAAAGCAAGGTAGTTATTGGAAGGGAGACTGTAACCTTCATGCAAGATAATAATAAAACTATACATGAAGTTACAGATGCAGATCTAGTTAAAGTATATCTAGATAATGGAATGACGATAATCAAGACAGAAACTAGAGATATTATGGGCTGATAAGGCATAGTAAGGAGGGTAGTTTATTCTATCCTCCTTATGTAAATTAAATTAATATATTGATAGGTATTATAGGCTTACTTAAACCCTAATTATGCCTGACGTACACATAGTATCTTATACCAACTTATACCAAACAATACTTTAAGAAGGACAATGACCTTCAACGTTTGTAGCTTGTACGTTATACAATCCTATATGCGAACTGCATAGAACAAGTTAGAAGAGACCTCTACCTGATGAATCCATGAGTACGAGGATATGTCTCTTTGAAATACTTGCAGTGGTCTATCTTGAATAGTTTGTAAAGAATAGAGACAACCTTCGGGGGAACTATACTTTATCACTGTAGGTATAAATAATTAATTCATACTTAATATGGAGGTCAGCAATGACTAAAGAAATAAAGATAATAACTATTAATAGTAAGATATCTGAGCTAGATGATGTTAAGACTGAAATACATAAATTTAAAGATAGTAAAGAGCATCCTTGGACTAAAGCAGGTAAGATGTCAATAGGTCAGTTTCTTAGACACGGATATAAAATAAGAGCTTTTGGTAGAGCTAAATATCGAAGAGTTATTAGAGCTGCAGTATTTAGTGAATTTATTGATTATGATTCAAGAGAGCTAATACTAGATAAAGTATTATAATTTTTTGAGAGGGTTAATACCCTACGACCTGATATGGTGGTCTATAGTGGAGTAATGAACCACGTTGTACTTAGTACTGGGCTACCTTATCAAAATAATTCAGAGCGGTGGAGTGAAATGGTTTACACGCTTGGCTCATAACCAAGAGATAATAGGGTTCGATTCCCTATCACCGCATCCAATTGACACGAGCTGTTTGGGGCCATTGTGCTGTCCATTCTTAAAGTATGGTGCAAATCCATAGCTCGTTGCCATTAAGAGAGTAGTTTGAATTGGGGTCTACCAGTCGACGTGCACTAAAGCGCAAGGCGAGGCTGCTCGTAGTCAACGGTGTTGAAGACTACTCTCAATAATTTAAATAATAAAGGAGTATTATGAATGAAAAACAAATAGGTACAGCTGGGGAATATTTAGCCTGTTTTAATGCAATGAAAAATGGACATTATGCATACATGACAACTAGTGGTTGTGAATATGATATTTGTGTTGAGGTTAATGATATTATATATAAAGTACAAGTAAAGTCAAGCACGTACTCAAGATCTAAAAATAATAAATCTCTTTCATTTACAATAGCTAGGAGAAATAAGGTTGTATCTAAATATAATGTAGATATCTTTGCATTAGTAGATATTAAGGCTGAAAAGGTAGCATGGTTCTGGAGTAAAGACTTGGGATCACATAGAAAGTCTGTTAAGAAGAAAGATTTTAAAAATTATAATATAAACAATCTATAATAAAGGAGTTAATATGATTAAGTCATTATACATACCCTTTCAATGGGTAGCAGATAGGTTTGAACAATTGGATCATTGGTTATTTACTGAAGAAGAAAGAGCACCAATAGGCTTCATACATGCATTTATTATGAATATAGTATTTAGTAGTATTATATGCGTATTTATAATGAAAGTGGTTAATGTGATATGAAGAATATTAATTGGGGATTAATAGCAATGTATACATTATCAGCTAGTATTATGTTTTATCTAATTGTAATGCTAGTTGATGTTGTGTATTCATGGTTATGGAAAATATAGGAGTAATAATGAGAAAAGCAAAAACTAATAAGATGGAACGTAAGAAAAGAGCCCAACAGCACAATAAGACTAAAACAGCTAAAAGTCGTGCTAAAAGGCTAGAAAATAGAACTAAACGTGAAGCACTATTAAATATTGATCCATTAGCTAATATAACTATAGTTGATGGTAATACATATATTGATGGTGCTCATGTAATAATTAAAAACAATAAAATAGTAAAGGAGATATAAAATGAAATATATGTTTATGGCAATGTTTATAGTTGTAGGTTGTAGTGATGCAACAGCAGTTGATAGATCTGGATCATTTTCTGAGAGTAGATTTGATCGTGACCCTGTAACAATATTTATAGATACACTGACATTTGGGGAGGCATTTAATATAATGCACAGATATAAAGGCTCAGGTAATACATTTATTTGGAGAGGCGACACATATACTACAGATCTAGCAGATACTGATGAGTTTGTTATTATGCATGCAACCACAAATCATGATAAAATGGGTTGGGTACTAAATAATGACGATCCTGATGATGACTGTTATTATAATAGAAGAGATGAATGTGGAGTATGTAATGGTGATGGAAAAACAACCTGGTTCAGAGATAAAGATGGAGATGGCTTAGGAGATCATAAAGAATCTATAAAGTCATGTTATAATCCTAATGAGACTGAATTAGAAAATTTAAGTAGCAAGTAAAATATGGCAGTGGAGATGTGTACCGTGAGGAGCACAAGGGAGATGTTATCTGTTAGCTTATTCCTATCTAACGCCTTGACTATATTAACTTCCTATTTGACACTGCCAAAATTTAAGCATCTGCACCTCTCTAGTTATACTAGTCCCTCACTATGATGTGTAAACCAGCTCTGCTTAAAAATGTGTATTATATTAACTGATTGGGAATCCCCCTTTATTATAATATGCATTGGTACCAGTGAGAGAGTTACGGCTAAAACCACCATTCGTTAACCAGCGTGGTCTCTCTCATAAGAATTGGTTAAGCTTCCAAGAGGTCCAGATTGGATCTGATCAAAAAGCTGACAACGAACGATAAGTCTCCGCTAGGTAAAGTGAGACAGGCATGCAAAGGGAAGGTTGGAACGCTGGATACCGAGAAACGAAGCGTCTTCCCTTTTGCAAAGTAATTAATTAAAATAAAGGAAATAAGCATGGATCAAGTTAAAAGAAGAGTTGGTAGACCTCGTAAAAATACCACTATAACAACTACTACAGTTAAGACAAAAGATACAACTGTTAATATTCTTAAAGATGTAGATACAGTATTAAATGGCTTATTGAATCAAGTAGCTAAAAAGTCTATTAATACAGATGAAGCTAATGCAATGTTGAGAATACTTATGCATTTAAAAGTAAGATCTAAAGTTGCACCTAATTCATTTAAAGCAGAATCATATTAATAAAGGAGAAGCTATGGACGAAAAATATAAGTTTAAAATTAAAACATTGGAAGTTGAACTAGAAAAGAAAGATCAACAAATCAATGAACTTAGAAAATTAGTAGCTAGATTACATAATAGAGTAAATTCATACATAAATAGACAATCAGCTGAAATTAGAGTAGTAGAAGATGATGGAAGCTGGGGTGATTATTCTGGTGTATTTTACCTAGACCCACAAGACGAGAAAGATCTAGTTATTAAGAAAGCTAAAAATCATTTCAATACATACTTTAAAGATGCTATATATCATCAAGATAAAAACTTTGGTATATTTTTATCAAATCCATTATCTGGTAGACATTTAGAGGAAGAATTAAATACTTTAAATGATATAGATAATGATAAAGCTGAGCCTTATTAATATGTTAGTAAGTGAATGCTGCGAATGGCCTCCAACATTTGAGCCTCATGAACAAGATGGCGAAATTTTAGGATTCTGTTCTAAATGTGGAGAAGGCTCTGCATTTATAGATGATGATGATTTTGATAAAGATGATGAAGCTAAAACTATAGGAGTAGAAAATGGGAAAATTTAAAAGTATTGATGCAGAAAATAAAACTAAATATCCAGAAATATATAACGGTTATGCTGATGAAGATTTTTGGATACAATGTAGAAAAGAAGAACTTCTTGAAAGAGAAGGCAAACCTCCAATAACACTAATAAGAAAGGACAAAAAATGTCAAAAGAAAAGAAAAAAGTAACTTATACTAAATATCAACAAGGTGATGTTGTTATGTATAGATTAGATGATGATGAAGATTTTAAAAAGTATGTAAAAGAGAATAGTGAAAGCTATAAAAGTGAAACATATAAAGGTCAAACTAATACTAAAGCTATATTTGCATTTGGTGAAGTAACTGGTCATACACATAGAGTTGAAATGTCAGAAATGCTTGAGAATGCAGGTGTAACATTACATATGGGCTGGTCTAAGAAAGCTGGTGTAGATGTACCTGATGCATTTGAAGTTACAGGTTCTGATGTAGCAGTTCAACATGAAGAGCATGATACTATATTATTACCTCCAGGTAAATATGTAGTAAGAATTGTACGTGAGTTTAACCATATAACAAGGAGAGCTCAAAATGTCGCAGACTAGAAACTGGTTTAATAAAAAAAATGATAAAAGTACTTATGGTAAACCTTTTAAAGCAAAATTTCTAGATAATTCTCAACTTGAATGGTTAATTGAAACTGCTCCTGTTGGGCATATGTTATTTACTAAAGGTGATACTGGAGATAGATATCATATTTATAATTTTCTTAAGAAATCTAAAAATGTTATAGATATATATCAAACTTATAATCAGTATGATCATGGTACTCAAAGTGGAACATATGTAGGAAATATTAAAGACTATGTACTTACTGTTGATGGTGATGAAACTTTTTCTGGATGGAAAGGATCTCAAGGAGATTTATTAAAGAATCTTTTAAAGAAAGGTTTAGGTCCTAATCTTGCAAATAAACATTGGAAAATAAGATATTGTAGAAGTGCATATTTTATGAAAACTCATGATGGAAATGAGTTTACTCCATGGCATGGTATAAAAATAAATCTTAAGACTGGATTATTAGCAAATAAACCTACTAGAGAATCTATTGCTTCATATAATAATGCTAAAAATGTAGATAAAATTCAACGTAAACGTAATTATAGATCTAACAAAGAGAATGCTGCAGCTTTAAAGCGTTATAGAGATGCTGGTGGTGATACTGAAATGGCTAGACGTTGGCTTCCTGATCCTTTAGAAATGGAAAACAATATGGCTAAAATGGATTGGTCTAAAGTACCTATGGATGATGTATTTAAACATCGTAATGCTACATTAAGAAGTAATATCATAGAACATTATGGTATGAATGCTATTATTGAAACATTAGAACATGTAGTTGTTGATGAAGATGTAATAGATGGCAGACCTTATAAGCTAATTGATGTTACTATTCCTGATTATACTGACACAACAATAGATGGTACAACTCAAGGACTGTATCTTGAAATGATTAATCCTTCTACAGGTGAAAGTCATTTTGAAGGTGTTCCTAATCTTGGACAATCTAATGGCTGGGGTGCTAGACTAACAGAAGCTACAGTAAAAGCAGCTTTAGCTTGGCGTGATGGTGATGTACAAATCAGAGAATCTGAAACATGGAGAATTGGTGAAATGGGATCAGAAGATGATTATGTAACACCAGTGGTTCTTAAGTAATGAGAAAGTTTTCTAGTAAAAAAGAACAACTTGAATGGGCTGATAAACTCCTTCGGAAACTTAGCGATAAGAATACTGGAGGAGTAACTCCCATTATTAAAAGTATGATTGAAGAAAACTACATAAGGAGAGCTGATGGAAAACAAAGAAATCAAAAATAAGCTTAAAAAAATAATGGAAAATATGAAATTAATGAATGAAAAGATACATTTATTAAGAGATATTATAAATGGTAAGCCTTATTTAGAAGATGGAAAGATAACCAGACTATCTAAAACATGGAGAAATAAATGAAGTACACACCTAAAATGCCTTTGGGAATAGAAGCTAAAAAACTTATAGTAGAAGCATTAGAATATTATATATCTAGATGGGGAACAAAAGTAGATGATGAACCATTAAGTGAAGATGCTATAATAGAGCTTAATAGGATAACTTTAGATGTTAATAAATACTATAAAAAGACTATAGGGCAACCAAAACACAAATATCCTACTATAAATAAAGGAGTATTAACAGATGAGTAAAATAAAAACATATGATGTATTAATATCATACCCAATTAAAGTCGGTGCTGAAAGTGAAAATCATGTCAGAGAAATTATAATGGCTAATGAGCTTTTACGTAATGCTGCAGACTTAACCCTAGATATAAAGGAGATTAAAGATGAAAAATGAAACATTAACTATTACTATGGATGATGATAGTGTAATAGCTACAAGATCTAAAACTTCAGTAGAAATAAATCGTGAACAAGGCAAAGTTTCTTTTAATGAATTATATTATACATATGAAGAAGTCTTAGCTATAGCACAGAAAATAGAAGATATGGGATTAGTAAAACCCTTACCAACTTTTAGTTAGTTGGAGGAAACGTGGGGGGAGGCACAGGCCAGTGTTAACTATTTTGATTTTGACAACAGCGAAAATCTCAATAGACTCCCCTCATTTTATTCTTGTATATGTGTTATAGCTCACATATATTTACATATGCAGAGCGAATCAGATATAGAGGATATAGTCATACAGTCATATGTAGAACTTTATCTAAAATCACTTAATGAATCTAGACCTCATAGGTTTGTACAGATAATTAAGAAAAGAATGCTCGAATTAATCAAACGTAAACAATTACGAAATAAATAACAAATAGAATAGGAGACCCTATGGAAGAGAATACTTCTCCTCAAATTTCTGTCCCCCAAAATGAGGAATGGAAATCTGAACATATAGATAAACTTGCAAAAGCTTTATCTTTAGCTCAACAGGAAATTAAAGGAGCTGAAAAGAAATCAACTAACCCATTCTTTAATTCAGGATATGCTGACTTGCATACTGTGATTGAAGCATCATTACCAATATTAACTAAACATGGATTATCAGTTATACAAGGAAATGATGGTAAGCCTGGAGAATTTTATATAACTACAATGTTATTACATGAATCAGGTCAATGGATAAAATCAAAACTAAAAATGCCAGTAGAGAAGGCAACTGCTCAGTCAATTGGTAGTACTATAACATATGGGAGACGATATGGTTGGTCAGCTATATGTGGTATATCTCAATATGATGATGATGGCAATCTTGCTTCTCATACTAATGGTGTTACTCAACAAACCGCTAAAGTAAAATAGGAGACTCTTATGGCAGTTAAAACAATGGCGATGGGCGGAGGTGATGGTAAGTTCAATGATGGTTGGCATGAGCTAGCAATAGCTACAGCTGAGTATGGAACTTATAAAAGCCCAAATGGTGATAAAAAATACTTAGATTTAACATTTGAAGGATATCCTGATAATATGAATCTTCGTGTTTATGAAGTATATAATAAGACAACCAATGAGGAATTTAGTATAGCAAATATATTTAAGTATGCAAATGCTGGTATAATTGCAGTATTAAAAGATCCTACTGGTAAGAAGCCTGTTATTCAATATGATGACGAAGCTTCAGGTCTTGTTGGTGCTTCAATTAATGTCTTTTTCTATAAAGAAACTAAAAGTGGCAAAGGATATTCACGTATATTTAATAGTATAGCCCCTGTTGTACAGGAAGGTGAGCATATTACATATACTGAAGATCAAGTTGCTAGTATTAAATCCTCTGTAGAAAAAAGATATAATAAAAGTCTAGAGCTTAATAGTGATACAGTTGTTGCTGATACTACGGTTACAGCTGCAGAAACTGCAAGCTCTGAAATTCCTTTCTAATAAGGGAATAAACCGATGAGAGAGAGGTGGAGGAATCGAGGCCAAAGCCTCTCTTGAATCATAAAATGGAGATAATATGGCTCAAAAAGTACCAAATGAAATAGCAAATGAATTATATAAAGCTATAAATAGATTAGAAATAGCGACCGAACTTATTAAAATGTGGGTTGAGTATATGGATAGTGACCTAAGTGAAGCTGAAAAGATTTTAGTTAAAAAATGTAAAGAATTTTTAGGAGAAAAATAATGTCATTAATATCAATAGTAAACTTATGGTATGAGACTCAAATGGGGAACATACATAAATGTAGAGAGAAGCAAATTGAATTTTCACAAAAAATGTGGGCTTTATATGAAGAATTAAATAATCAAGAACAACAAACTACGGGTGACGAAGTCATTTGAAAGGAGAGAGCGTGAGTTATTACAATACAACAAATATAAAAGAAAGAAAACTTAAATATGCTTGGGCTAGAAATGCAACACAAGATGAAGTAGTATTAGCTGTATTTGTAACAAACAAAACAGTAGTATTTACTCCTCATGAGATTCAAAGCATATTGAGAGAGGATTATGAAAAGCTATATCCAATAACATCTGTTAGAAGATCTATAAATACTTTAACTGAGAGAGATGCATTAATTAAAACAACAACAAAAAGAAAAGGTCCTTGGGGAGCAAGTAATTATTGTTGGAAATATAAGGAGTAATTATGATTAAAGAATTTGCATTTGGATTAGCAAATCGACATCATTTTGGAGACGTTCAAGAAATTGAAAAGTGGACTGGTATGGCGCAAGATACTTTTATGTCCCTATGGGATTATGATGGTCACGTAGTTGATTATGTTAAAGAAAAGAAAACTCTTGCATCATATGATGGTATGCTTTATATGCCTGATGAATTTCTCTTAGATGTTGATGGTGAAAATCCTGATACAGCAAGACAAAAAGTAATAGGATTAACAATATTATTAGATGATTTATGCATACCATATCAACCATACTTTTCTGGTACTGGATTTCATTTAGGAATACCTGGATCAGCATTTAGATGGAAACCTACACCTGACTTACATCTTAAAGTTAAAGATGAATTACAGGCAAAAGGTATATATGAGTATGCAGATATATCTGTATCTGATAAAACTAGATTAATTAGAGTAGTTAATACTTTAAATAGTAAATCTAAACTCTATAAAATACCTCTTAAACCTTCAGAAATTCATAAATCTATACCTGAAATACAAGAGCTAGCTAAGTCTATACGTAAAACTTATGAATGGACTACATTAGAATGTGAACCTGTGTTTGATGTATTAAAGCGCAAAACTAAAGGGAGTGATAAATCATTTGAAGCTGTTACTCTTGGTAAAAATCCTGATCCTGTATGGTATCCTTGTATACAAACAATGATGTCAGGAACTGGACAGGGATCGAGACATCAAATAGCTTTACGTGTAGGAGCATTTCTGAGATGGAGATATCCTGAACATGTTGTTCGCCTGATTATGGAAGACTGGAGACAAAGAGTAGATCTTCCAAAGCATCCATTTACTAAAGCAGAGATGGATAAAATAGTTACAGATTGCTATGATGGACATAATGGTAATGGATATAACTATGGATGTACTGATATACATATGGATAATCATTGTCAGTCTACTTGTAGGCTGTATAAAGCAAAGAAGTCACAAAATATGATGGATGCTAAATCTATGGAAAAAGAATTAATTGAATTTCTTACTAGAGATTTAGATCCTGTAAATATAGGTGCTTTATATGGACAAGATTTTCCTATATATCCAGGTGAAGTTGTAATCTTACAAGCTCCTCCTAAATCTATGAAGACTATGTTATTACAAAGTTGGGTTAATAAATTGAAAAGACCTACATACTTTATAGAAATGGAAATGTCTCCACGTCAAATGTGGATGAGATTTGTTATGATGGAGAAAGGTTGGACTGAAGACGAACTTAAAGCTCATTATAGACAATATGCTAACGGAATATCTCAAGACTTTGGGTGGCTAACTATAGATTTTAATAGTTGTTACGCTCATGAGTTAAACAAAAGGATTATGATGTTACCATATAAACCTGAAATAGTTGTTGTAGATCATATGGGATTATTTAGATCTCAAAAGCATGATAATAACATGAAAGTAGAAGAAGTATCTCAAGCATTAATGGAAGTTGCTATTCAGAATAATGTAATTGTATTTGCAGTATCTGAAATAACAAAGCAAGCATTCCATGAAGGTATGGATATAACATCTGCTAAAGGTTCATTTAGAATAGGTTATAATGCTAATAAAGTATTATCTCTTACACCTTATAAAGATGATGATAATCTAATAAGAAGTTTAAAAGTTGTATGTACAGCTAATAGAGAGAAAGAAACATTAAACTTAGAACTAAATGTAAATGGGCCAACAATAGGATGAAGATGATACAAATAACTAAATGGCTAAATCCAGATGAAGAAACGTGGTATCAAGGTACACTAATTACCAACCTAGAATGGTTAATGATAGAAAAGCAAAGGCTTTCAAAACTTACAGGTAAGAGAGTGACTATACAGACAAGTCCAGATGGAGGTAAAGCTATATTCAGGGAGAGAATTAAATGAGCAATATACATGATCGTATAGATAAAATGACAGCTGATGCTGATTGGAAAGAAGGTATGAATGCTTTTAGAGCAAAGATGAATGCCTTTATAAGAGATATGGATGATGAAATAGAAGAGATGGATACCTTAAAAGAAGGTGTAAATGCTTTTAGAGCAAAAATATCTAATGAAATAACTGAAATTTATCAGTCAATAGCAGAGTTAAAACAAGAAATAGAAAAAATAAAGGAGACCCTATGAACCCTTATGAACCAATAAGAAAAGTACCATTAGATTATAATGGAATAACATCATCTGCATACTCTGTCCAAACGGATAGAGGTGAAGATGGATGGAAAGAAGCTGGAGTAGTAGGTAAAAGCTATATGTTATTACCTAATATTGAAGTGAAACAAGCTGCTGATCAAGTAGCTGAAGAATGTAATATAGATTTTGTACATGATAAAACATTCTTTAATGGAAAGCAATTTATGTATTCTTTGCGTTCGTCTCTTCCGCTGGGGGAGGTGAAAAAAGATGATGATGTTGCTTTAGGCATGCAATTTTGGAATAGCTATGATGGTAGTAAATCATTTGGATATTCATTAATGCTATATAGATTAGTATGTACAAATGGAATGATGAGTAAAGATCATTTTAGTACATATAGATTTAAACATGAGCCTACATCTGAGAATTGGGATGAAAACCTAGAACAAACTGTAACTAATATTAATAGTATAGCTACAGGTGATGATAGAGTTAATAAATTCTTAACAAATCTGCGTAAACTTACTAATTTAGAAGTTACTATGGATGAGTTAGGAAATATCAGACATAATCATCTTAAAGATCTTCCTACTGGATTATGGGGAGAAATTGTAGACAGGTTCACTAAAACTAATAAAGAAGATTTTAGTGGTTGGGATTTACTTAATGCTGGTACAGATATACTTTGGCATAAAGAGAAACCAACAGTTGCATCTTACAATCAAAATCAATTAGTAGTTGATGGATTGTGTAGAGCAGTAGCATAATAAATTTAAGGGGAGACGCTTCTAGCCACTACGGCAACGGTCACTTGATTAAAGAGCATAGCACTCCAAATAGCTCTCCCCTTATAATTAAAGGAAAACAAATGAAAGAAGAAGAATATATTGAAGGATTAAAAAGTATTAAAGAAGGTATTTTTAATATTATAGATAAAGCTCCTACTCCAGAAATGAGACATGAGCTTGCTATTTATATCCTAAAGCGTATAGAAAAAGATATAGGTATATTTGATGAAAATCTCAAAAAATTATTAAAGGAGTATTAAATGAAGTATGAATGTGCAGATGCATTTGATAAAATGGAAAAAAAATATCCTAAAATGATAAATGAATTTATGGATATCACTCATGATATGTTAAACCTATTTTGTATGAAACAGCAAGATTATGGCCCTAAAAACATAGGCATGGGTGCTGAAGTGGTAGACACTGATGAACAGGTAAAACTCTCTTTAATGGCACTTTCTGTTCGTATTAATGATAAAGTCCAAAGATTACTTAATCTTACTACAACAGATAGAAAGCCTAATAATGAAAGCTTAGAAGATACTTTTGTAGATATAGCTAATTATGCTGTAATGTCTATAATTGTACAAAGAAAGCTATGGGGTAAATAATGTATGGTATAAATGCAAAGTTACCTAAAGCACAATTCAAATGTGAAATGTGTCACAGGACACAGGTTCAAGAGAGGTATGTGTGGGGTAATTTTGCTTTACCTCCTAAGCATGAATATAAAGAGCATACTATATGCAAGAAGTGTGCTATAAGAGAGCATGGTAGTAAAAATAAACGTAAACTAGAAGATATAATAGACGAAAGGACAGAACAATGGCTAAGAAATCAGAAGCTAAATCAAAACAAATAGTTGTAGAAAATCCTAAACCTCCAAAGAAGCCTAATGGTACATCGACAGGACTTCCTAGAGATGTTCAATTCTTAGGAGAAGCTTTAGTTAAAGAAGCCAATAGAATAAATGAACTAGAGTTATGTATTGAATCAATGAGAAAAGACCTTGAAAGAGTTATGGGTAGGATGGGACTGTAATGGGAGAAGAATCGTTAACGCAAAACTTTGAAATAGCATTAGAAAAGATTGAATCTTTAACAGAAGATAATAATCATCTAATGAATGAAATAAGTAAATTGAAATCTGAAATTGCTAAAGCACAAGAAGTTTCTATATCTTCATATAGTGGAGAGGATAGAAGATTTAAAAATATAATGAGTGGTGCTGATAAAGCAATGGAAAGATATAAAACATTTTTAAAGAAGGAGTTCCCAAATGCCAAGTCCAAGCAAACAAAAAGGCAATCGGTTTGAGAGAGAAGTAGTTAATAAAGCAACCCAGTCTGGGTTAACAGCAAAGAGAGCGTGGGGTAGTAATGGAGCAGCTCTAGGTATGCATGAAGAAGTAGATCTAGTAATAGGAAAGAATCCTGAAATTAAGATTCAGGCAAAATGTAGAAAAAAACTTGCTTCCTTCCTACAACCATCAGAACACGTGGATGCTGTTGTATGTAAACAAGATAGAGGAGAAACATTAATTATCCTCAGATTTGAAGATTGGTTGGAAAATAAGTTTATAACTAGTATGTCGGAGGAGAGATAATGAAAGATACACCATATCTTGAATGCGTTACCTATCTAGAAGGCTTAATGATTATTATTAAAGGTATGCACACTAGAGCTAGTGATGATACTGTTAATATGAATATTGGAATACTTACTGACATTCAAAATAATATAGGAAAATTAATAGGGAGACTAGAGTCTCTTAATTAATGGATACAAGCAATAGGGGGTTTCTGGAGGAACTCCCTATTGTTCTAATAAACTTTTTCTTTGTAATTGAGAAGAAGATCTTTGCCTTGGCTTCCCACCTGATGCTTGTTTAAAACCACCTTGTGATGTAGCTCTTTCCTGATGCTGTTGAAGTTGAGCTAAAGCATCCATAACTTCTTTAGGAACCATATCACTAGCATTTTTCTTAAGCTCTTTACTTTCTTTAGTTTGATATATACCTAATTCATATTGTAAAGCTGATCCAGGTTTTCCAGACATAATCATTGGTAATGTTTTATAAGCCATCCTACCCAATGCTACATTTAATATTCTAATAGTTTCATATGCTTTCTGATCATCATTCTTTAAAGCATAATCTTCATATCCTGTTAGTAGCATTTCCATAGTTTCATTATCCATATCTATAAACTCATGTAAATTACCTAGAGCTATAGCATCTGAGAATAATGGTGCTCCTATAAATGGCAAGCCTGTCAATACACCCTTACCATAATAAGCTTTCTTTATGTCTTCCTCATCACCAGTAAATAAAGCCCATAACTTTTCTACTTGTTGTTTAGTATTATGCTCTACAATATTTCCAAAGTCTAAACCTGTAACTGCAGAGGCGATAGCTGGTGCTAAGAAATAAGTTATACCTAGATTGTAGGCTCTTTTAGCTCGTTCTCCAGTAAGTTCTCCTGCTAAAATATCATCTTTACCTTCTTTAACCTTATCAATATTATATTCTAAAAACTTTATACCATAATGTTGGAACTGACCTAGAAGTCTACCTGCAGGATTAAGTAGCCATGGAGATTTTGCTAAATCTGT